TCAGGATAAAGCGATAGCCCAGCGTATCGGAACGGGGCCGCCGCGCCGGTCTTTTTCAATTTGGGGTTTGATCCCCGCGTATCTAATAGTTTCAAAGCACTCTCCCAAAGTGTCACCGCCAATCGCGGCCCGATAAGGGTATCGCATACGCGAGACAAAAAAAAGCCCGCTCGGGGCGGGCTATCGGATCGGGGGCGGGCTATCCCGCTTCAACGGTTTCCAATGGAGCGCCATATTCGAGGTCCCGCACCGCTCTCGCCGCCCTTTGTTTCTCACCAATAATTTGCAGTTTTAAACACCGAACGCAATTTATAATAAACCGGTCTAAATCGTCTGGCTCCCAACCGCCGCCCGCAATTAACTCCGCAATTTTGTCCGCGTTTAAATCGGGCTCGCATTGTTCGCGAATGTAACGATCCAGCGCGGGCCATTCGGCGTGCAACTCTTCAGGGTCAATATCGTTTGCGTCCAGCACCGCGCCAATTTCATAAGAGGAAAGCGAAATTTCATTCGGCTCAATATCATAATCGCGAAGGTCTAAATTTAGTGTGGCCATAAAACTTTCTCCCAAAGTTAGCCGCGACATTGCGGCAATCGGACTATCGCATATCCCGCAGACAAAAAAAAGCCCCGCCGAAGCGGGGCACACTTTGGGAAGTGTAGGTTATGCGGCCATCGCCACGCGTTGCCAATCGGATCGGGGCAGATCCAACACGCGCCCGCCCAGCTTCTGCCAATCGTCAACACTATCCGCATCCGCCTGATGCGCTACCGCCGTCACAGCGTTTACCATAGTGGCGCGGGTTACTGGCTGACCGGCGTAACCTGCCTGCCCGATAGTGGCGAGCAAGCCGTCCATTAAGCTGGCGGTGTCCTTTTTGGTCAGCGCCAACACTTTACCCATAGCCTCGACGGCAGACTGTGGCGAGCCCTCGACTTTGTCATCATGCGCGGTTTTCATTTTTTCCAGCACTTCATCGAATGATTCACGGCTGGCATAGGCGGCAGTGACATCCCGCATTTGAAGCGCCAGCGCGTGATTGTCCGCATCCTTCGCTTCATCAGTCAGCAAGCCCCACGTATCGGCATCGCCACGCGCCCCGGTAATATGAGACTTTCGGGTCCGCTTCTCAGTCTGCATACCGTTCAGGCAGGCCAGCGTCCAAAACATTTGGTAAACGTTGACGCTACCGCAGCCGACTTCACTGTTGCTCATACCAATGCCCAGCGCCATGATGTCGCCAACTGCCGCGCCCTCGCCAGTGATCACCGCCGACTTGAGCCGCAGGTATAGGCGCTTGTCGGTCACCGTCCCGTTAACCACTTGCCACTGGGCATCGCTTTCCAGCAGTTCGGGCAGTGCGGACTGCAACAGGTGAACGTTATCGAACGTTTTAAATTTGTCGCTGACAAATGCGCGGGCAGTGCTGGCGTCGGGGGCAGAGTGCTGGAACGAACGGATCATCCGCACCGCCGGTTCTTTCTGCCAGATAGCATTGATCAGTCCATCGAATTCAGTGGAGTAATCCTGTTGAAGGCGGCGCGCAGTACGGACATCGATCCCGGCCCGCTGGCTGATTTGGTCAAACGCCACATCATTGGCGGTCAGGATCTGAGTCGGTGCCCCGCCGGATTGCTCCATGATGATCTGGCTGACCTTGCTACCGTCACCCCAGTCACAGGTCAGGAGTTGAAGTTGGTTAGTGGGTGCCAGAAAGTCCTGCGATCTAGCGGCTTGGTCCTGCACCTGTTGAAGCAGGCGGGTCAGGGTGTTATCTGAATTTTCAATCGTATGTTGCATGGTTACTTCTCCCAAAGCACGCGGCGACATTGCCGCAACCGAACTATCGCATACCGGGGCCCACGCCGCAATGCTCTTTTTAAAATTTCTCCGGGCATAAAAAACCCCGCCGAAGCGGGGTTGGTTTGGATTCACTTGAGGGGTTTTAGTACCCCGTTATCGAACAGCGCCCTGATCTGAATTTCAGCCAGTTTTTTGCTGGCCTCCGCGCCGGTCATCTCAGGATCAAGAGGCTCGGCACTTATCCCACCCGATATGTCGCAGATCCGGTAGCTTTTCCAGACCTCGCAATCTAACCGGTAGATTAGGCACTCGGTTGGCTTTTCATCAGAGAACTCAATCTCTTCCCGCCAATCCTGCTCGCCGTATTTTTTCCAGCTATCCCACCGTTCCTGTAACTCCTCTTGATCAAACACCCAATCAAAATGACTCAGACGGGTTTGCTCTCTCAAGTGAGCGTTGCTTAGTGCCTCGGTTAAAGACTCTGCCACACCCCAACAGTGATTAGCCGCGATTACAACGTAAAGTGAATTTTCCATTGCTTTTCTCCCAAAGTGAAAATGAATGTTTTTGAGAAGGTGCCATCCGATAGCGGACTCGCGTCTCGGTGCTAGGCCAGCGTTGTTAAAGAACATCGAAGTCGCTTGGACTTGATGAACACATTATCGCATATCGATTTTTGTCAACTCGACAAAACCTCCGAAATCTCGGCTCGGCCCCAGCAACCATGCGGCTTGGCGGCCCGATAAAAAAAAGCTTGACACTATAAACGTAGATTCAAACGCCCATAAAAAAGCCGCCCCGGAGGGCGGCTCGGCGTAGGCTCGCGAACCTACGGGTCACGGGCAAGTAGGGACACCATACGGTCCCCATCGCCAGTGATGGGAGCAGGCCGCCCGACGTAATCATCGTACAGCCAAACGAAATGACCTCGCGGATCAAGGCCCTTCTCACAACACGCGTCCACCCAACCCTGCGGCAACGCATGGTCATACGTCTGCCCAGCATATCTAGCCTCTGCGGCTTCACCTCTTGTTTGCATTTGCTCTCCCCTCTTTTCAAAAAAACCGTGGTAAGGATCGGGCACCGGATATCGAAAATAAGGTTGTTGCTGTTCTTCCAAATCCGGCGTCCGCATCCGTTTTTCAAGCCATCCGATTAGAAAAAACAACTAATTCTCCAGACACTGGCGCACCGTCGGCATAGGTTTCAATATTGTTCAAAATTTCGCACATCTCCGCGACATCCCAAATGGTTTTAGAATTAATCCACGGCACCCCGTCAAGATTGTTGTCCCACTCATTACGTGCAAATTCTCGGGCCGATCCGCTGTCCGGGAACCACCGGCACTTCTCTCCACTCTCCACGGTCCATACTGCTAATCTTAGTTCGCTCATGTTTCGTTCTCCGTTGGTCAGGGCATATGCCCATCACCATAGTATGGGATAACTCACATAGTGGCAATAGCGTGGAGAACACTTCTGTAAGAGACAGGGTGACTGAAATGTTTAGTGGGAGTGGCGCTCAACCCGTCCATTTTTAAATCCACAGCACGGTCGCCGTGATACAAAAAAATCTCACTGCCCGTAGCAGTACAAAGCTTTACCGCAATCCAGCAGCTTCCTCGCGCGTGTTTGGTAGCGAAGGCCACTTGATGCGGAGAGATATCCACCGACATATTCTGCGTGGTCTTTAACTCCACCATATGCCACTTGCCCTTACCGTCCATAATCAAAACATCCGGCACACCCAACGTGGCTCTAGATTCTAACCGCGTGGCAGTCCAATCCGGGCAGTTGGCTTGAATGGCTTTTTTTAACGCCTGCCAAAAACCGGCTTCACGCTGTTTCTTGGGCTTCGCCTTCGTTTCCAGTATGTCCATCAAGCATATCCTCCGCCAACCGCTCACGGGCCTTCGCCCGATTACCACCTTCCTCGGCCCCCGCGTCATGAGTTAAAGGAGCGTAGGTTTGTTTAAGTTCATCTAGGGCTTTCATGACCTCTTCTTTGCTCATCTGCTCTATGGTTCCGTGCCGGATCTCCGTCTTATTGACGTAGATGTCCCCCTGTGCCTGCCCACGGCGATATTCCGCCTGCACTGCGGCACTGTATGCCCCCTGCTCTAAAGCGGCGTCACGGATGATCTGGAGGTCCCTCAGATGCCTTTGGTATTCCACGCCATACTTTTCATCTAGTTCTTGGCGATATTCTCGGATAGCTCGGCAAACGTGCGGGCTAATACGGGGGTTGGTTAGTTCAGACGCCCGGACATGAGCAGACCGTTCCGGATACCCGGCGTTGATAGCCGCCTCCCGCATGGTTATCTGGCCGTCCTTTGAAACCAGTTCCCTTACAAAAAGTTCTTGCTTACGCGTTAAGCGTTTCTGGGCTAACGGTGGTCGGGTTCTTTTCTGGCGCTTTGCTTCAGGGAGTGCCGCCGCCTTGGTGTCCAGTACTTTGGCGTACCGGCTTTTTTGCTTTGCCATCAGAGGGCCTTGTATATGAGTAAGTCAGGATAACCTTACCTTATTTTTGCCCCCTATATATATATTCTAGAGAATTAAAAATAATTTTTTTTCAAAACCGGAAAACCTCTAAGTGGATAGCTTGATTAACAAGCTTGGAACAAAGTGGTGTATACCCGTGTAACTGACTGTAACCACAAAAACCCAACGTTTATGCGGTCTGTAGGCCAAGGTTACGCGGTTACGCCGGTTACGGCTATTTTTAATTTATTTTTTTATTTTTTTATTTCTCTGAGAAACACTATATAGATAGGGGAATTAAGCACCGTGGTCCGTGGTCCGAGAAACTACCGTCGTGAGACAGCAGACAAGCTCGTTGCGTGACGCGCAACAAAGCACGGACCCCGGATCATGTTCGATTACTCCTCTGTCGCGCCCTTAATCTTTAACCACGTGACGCTTTGTTGTTTGACGAGGCCTTGTATGTCCTCGGGGAGGCTGTCGAGGTCGAGGATGCGGTAGCCAGCGGAGTTATAGCAATCCACGCGGCCATCGTCCCTGAGAACCAAAGTGCTCTTCGTGATTTCCACCCTGCCTTTGTTTAGGTCGCTCATGCGCCCTCCGTTAAGTGTTTACATGTAAAAGTAGACGTAGGCCGTGAGGACGGAGACGACGAAGAGGGCGATGAAGTGTTCAGCGAGTTCCACTTTGATGGGTTTCTCCTTGCGGTTTTGGTGGCACTGTTCGCACAGTGCGTTGGTGATGGGTATTCCACAGCGGTTGCAGACGTAGCAGTGTCTCATTTTTAGTGCAGCTTTTGTTTGTTGTAGTTGGCTTTGGTTGTGATGAGGTAGTCAGTGTATACAATGAATCCTATGTGGCACAAGGATAAGATGAATTCGTGTTCATCTTCGGCCATTAGCGTTTCGATAAAGTGCTTGGAATTTTCGTCGCCCCGGAGCATTTGTAGTTCCATTGCTTGAATAACGTATTCTCGGAAATCTTCGTTATCTTCCAACAACTTAGCTACGAAACTTCGTTCTTCTGCGTCGATTGGTAATCCCATGCGGACCATTCTCCCAGAACGTTGTTCATTTTTGTAGTAGGCTGATAGAAATTGGCGAAAAGACCCTTTGCTAATTTCTATCACTTGGGGAGGTTATATGGAGCCCAAATTATTTTTAGTCCGGTGGCGTGACGCGTGTGGCGGGGGCCGTGTGGGTTGGCGTTCGGTTGAGGAGATGAAGGACACGAAGGAAGCGACGGTCATGTCGTGTGGCGTGATTCTTCATCGGGACGAACAGCGTATTTTGATATGCCCGCACGTTTTGTTAGATGGCAAGGGGCTGGTAGAAGAGGGGGACGCGGAATTGGCGATACCTATGGAGTGGGTGACTAGTGTTCAGGAGTTGCGAAGCCATGAATAGGGAAGGGGAGGGGTGGGAAGAGTTGCTGGATGATCTGGAAGAAGAGAGTGAGTTGGAATTTGATGAAGATAAAAAAGACAGCCCGTCGTTTTATGCAAGTCGCCTGCAATTGATAGAAGAGGCGGCAAAACGCCTTAAAGGCCGCTAAAGGCTTTGGTCAATATGGCGCACCAAAAATATAGGTCGCCGTCCAGCATATTAGACTTCAACTTATTGACTCGGTCACAGACTAACCGGACGTTTCCGGGTTGATAACCCTCGCTCGGATTAACCCTGTCAACCGACACGTTGGTGCCGCGCCGTGAGCCGTGGTTCGAGGCCAGTCCCTCATGTATCCACGTCATGGGTAAGTTAGAGAGGGCGCACCGTCCGTCTTGTTGTTTAAACAAATCGACAAGGAAGTCCGTGTCTATAGCTTCGTCTAGAGATATGTCGTATTTTTTTGCGCGTTGGCACATGTCATGGTGGCGGGAGGCGATGTAATTTCTGGGGTTTTTATAGATGTTTTTTATTTGGCGAGCGCGTTCGCACTCGTTACAAACGGCTTTACCGCCCAGATATTTACCGGTTTCATGAAAGCGTTTAGCGAACTCGTTTTTAGATTTTCTTTTCTTGCATAGCTTGCAAGTCAGCCGATCCAACCGCCTACCCCTAGTTGCGATTAATCTTAGTGACTACCTATACTAGATAAGGGTTAAGCAAGCAAGGCTATAATTAAGAACACCACAAACATCAGGGCGTATTGTTTCCACCCGGCTAACTCTTTTTTGGGCTCACTAATCTTCCAAAGCTTCTTCATCTTTTGGCCTATAGTAAACGACGTGGGCCTGACACTGCGCGCAGGTCAGGTTTGAGGACATGTCAAAATGGTCGTCTTCTTCGGACAGGTCGTGGTCGCCGCCCCAAATTAAGCGGCCCCCGCAATACCAGCACGTGTCCCGGCTCATTCTATATCTACCTCCGCAGTCGTCTCGATCCAGACTCGGGCTCCGCATGAGAGGGGCTTGTCGGGGGAGTACACAACTTTACTTGGCCCGTGAACCGTGACGCCATGTCCGTAAGTATTTTTCTTCCCTTCCTTTACGGCGATTGCGGGCTCATGCGGCCCTTCTTTAACCTTTAAATTACGGCGGATGACGTGTTGATTAACGTGGATTCGTTTAATAGTCATTTTGGTTGCAGCTTGCTCCACTGTGAACAGGGTTCCGTGGCCCGTGACCCGTGTAACGTACAGTGCCACTTACGTTTGCCTGTCGGCTTACTGTGGCGACAAGTTATACACTCAACGGCAATCGGGGGTGGTTGAATGCCGTTGGGCCAGCAGTGTGGTCTGTAGTTACAGTACCTGCATTCAAAACAGTCAGGGGTATCTGTTATGCGAGCGGTTGACAAGTCACGGACCACGGAAAGGGATTTACGCAGAAGGTCTTTGTAGCGTGGTGCGTTAAACGCGACGTGTTCTGCGTGATACGAGGAAGTGTTTTTATTGTAGGCAACCATCCATGCTGTAGATAAATCAGCGAGTCCCATGAGCAGTTGCACTTGGTCGTAGTAGATTGGGTGACTACGGGCGATTCCTTGGTTTTTAAACATCCTCCATTTTTTGTCGTTCATGGATTTTATCTCAAGGATCTGAGGATCATTGCCTTCTCCGTTATGGATTATGCCGTCAGCATGGCCTCGGACATGGCCGCCGAGAGCGGTAAATGTCCATTGCTTCCCGGTTTTAGGATTTATTTCGGAAACGCTTATGCCCGCTGCTTTAAGGTCCTCAACTACAATTTCTTCTAAGTGATGGCCGAGGTTAAAAATTCGTATGACGGCGGGCGGGGGGCCGATCTGAGAATAACCCCGGAGGCTGTACTGAAGAAACGCGTGGCAGGGATTGCCTACATTACTGGCTCCGATATAGCAGCGGCGCTCATTTTTGTAGGTTTTGGATGTTGCAAGATCAATCGCGTTTATAAGATTCATATGTGATATATAACATACATAAAAAACATACGCAAAAAAAACCCCGCGTTGCGCGGGGCTCGGGTTAAATGTTGTTCACTTTGGGAGAAAACTACCAACCCTAAACACTTTAGGAGTGTTGCATGAGCCATTCATGCATCTCTATGATATCCCACGGGGGTTATCACTTCAAGAATTTCCATCGTGGCCTGTTCTTCTGGAACAACCGAAAGATCTATCTGTAACGCAACCGGTTTATTTAGACGGTCGGCGGTTTGATGGGCGGCCTGTATTGCTATTTTTACGTCGTCGGCCTCTAATCCAAACCACCATTTACTAGCTCGTCTATCAAACGGCCCAGAAACCATTTAGCTTTCCTCAAGTCTTCCACGGGCGCATTCTTATATTCATGTCGCCAAAGATATTTCATCGAAGACGCTTTAAGATATGCTTGAAACCCCTCCGGGGTTAAGCTTGCTTTTATCGCTTCAATGCACTCAATCTCACCTTGGTTGTAATGGGCGGGGCAAGTAACGTTATCTGACTTCTTTGGCATCTTTTTCTCTATCCGCATTTATTTTGGATTTGAGGAATTCGTGCCAAACATGCAGCTTGTCAAAATCAGAACGATCAACTTTCCCGTTTTTGTAGCCTTCTTCCAGCTTCTTCAACGCTTTGTTGAATTCGTTCTGCATTGTTGTAAATTGACTCATATTGAAAAGCTTTTTGACGTAAGGTCTACGCCGTTCTCCTTTTTAAATGAATCTACTTGTTCGGCAATATACTCTTGATCACGGTCGGAAAGATGTTCTTGTTTCCAGCCTTCATGTATATACCGAAGCTGTCCACTAATTGTACGCCCTTCTACTCTTGCAATCACCACCAACTCTTCATAAACATCCCGAGGAAGCAGTACTGATTTCCATTTAGTCGTGTCCATCACACGTCTCCTACATTAGGTATGGGAAAGTATACGCAACGTCGTAGCTTCAATCAACCTCTTGAAAAACCACGGAATGTCGGTCTTCATATAGCTCAGTCATGTCCGAAATGACATCTTGAATTACATCAAGCTCACAAACATCTTCCAAAAGACAATACCAACGCTCATTTAACACAACAAAACCCTGTCCGTTATGCAAGTCGTAATAAATGTGGCCCACTTTGGCCGCAGTCTTCACCTCTTCACTCATGATTGTTCCTCACATTCGCCCCAACTGGGACCTATTTCTACGTCGCACTTGTTAGGAACTTGTAACGGCACCGCTTGTTCCATAATTTCAGCAAGATGCTTTGCTTTTTCCGGGCTTTCTACAGAAAAAGCTAATTCATCATGCACTTGAAGCATGGGAATAAAACCAGCCTCACAAACGTCTACCATAGACTGCTTAGTCATGTCCGCCGCAGAAGCCTGTATCAACCTGTTTAAAGCCTTGTACGTGTACGCCCGACGTAGTCTGGTCGTTGGCCCGTGAGCCGCGAGTGCTTCTTCGCGAGCCATGGCTTTGTGCATTTCAAACGTGTCGGGCTCCCAAAGATCGAATCGGCATTTACGTCCCCGGAGAGATCGTAAACTGCCGGAGGACCGTGGATCGTCCAACTTGCGCTGTACGCCTTTCATCAGTCCTTTTACAAAGGGGACGCGCTTGTGATACTGCTGAGTCAAAGCTTTTGCTTCCTCCACGGTCAAGTCCAACTGTTCGGATAGCTTGTTGACGCCCATACCGTACATCATGCCGAGGTTAATCACCTTAGCTTGTTTACGGGGAATCTTTGCCATCTCACTGACCATGCTATGAAAGTCCATATCCGGGTTGTTGCAATACCCGTCCACGAAGCTTTCTACGCCCTCCATGGGCATGTTCCTGTAGTCCCCGTAGTTCTTGGCGTAGTGAACCAAGATCCGTGGTTCTTGCTGCGAGAAGTCGATGGCCGCCCACTGCTGACCCTCTTCTGGTAGGAATAGCGAGCGGATCATGGGGCCTAACACCGGGTCACGAGCGGGGATCTGCTGTAGGTTGGGCGAGTTCATGGAGATCCGGCCCGACACAGTACCGCCGTCATCGGAGCGTAGCTGATTGATGTGGCTGTGAATGCGTCCGTTATGGACGTACTTGAGGATACCGTCGATGAAAGAGCCGCTGGTTTTGTTGAGGTTACGGGCTTTGACGATCCATTTAGCCAGATCATGCGGGTGTTCGGAAAGGAAAGACTTGGTGAAGCTGGGTGCTCCTTTTTCCGTTTTGGTGTAAGGGATGTTTAGTTTGTCGAACGCTTTGGCGATGGACTGAGCGGCCCATATCTCGACGTTCATACCTGTTATCGCCTTAATTTGTTTGAGCGCATCCTTTTCTTGTTTAATCAGAGTCTGCTTGGTCCGTTCAGCGCGGTCGATATCTACCCGTATGCCGCGCATGGTCATGTCCACAAGGTGCGGTAAAAGCGCAATCTCTAGTCGCCAAACATCCCAAAGCTCTTCACGGTTCAGTAACGTCTTAAAGTGTCCCCAAAGCTCCAGTGTAATCTCGGCGTCTGTCTCGGCATAAGGTCCGACATACATGGCGGGTAGTTTCCACATCTCGCCTTTGGGATCTACGCCAAATTCTTTTGCAGCCTGTACTAAAGTCTTTTCAGATTTGGTCTTTCCTAAATGGTCGTAGCAAAGCGCGTTGAGGCTATAGCTAAACCGATTTTCATCGATCAAGCTGGCCGTAATCATGGTGTCAATCACACGGCCTTTAATCTCAAAGCCCTCTGCGCGTATCCAGCCCAGATCATACTGAGCGTTGTGCATGATCTTGTCGGCGGGGCATTCAAATACTTTTTTGAGCCACTTACTAACGATACGTTTATCAAGATTGCCCCCGCCCGCATGGCCGACGGGGATGTAACACTTCCAACCCGGCACTGCTATGGCATATCCCACCACTTCGCCGTCTTTTGTGGGCCAGCCGGGTCCTTTCTGCTTGAGGTTCGGGTCCCGTGTTTCCACATCGATGGCGATTTCTTCCGCGTCAAAGATGTCGGGAAGTTCCATTGGAGGAACCCAATCACTCTTTGGTGGGAACATTGCCATTTGCAGTTTGCCGGTAGTCATTAGGCTACCTTACGCTCACGTAGAATAGCTTTCTCAAAATGGTCGCAAGCCCGGCACCACCACCCCACACGCTTTTTTTCCTGCGCGTGGATAATTTCTTCTGCGTGATTCTCGCATTTAGGACATTGTATCCGACTCATTTCAGTTTTTTCTTTCATAAAGCGTAAGCCCTCAAATAATCTTCTGGTTCTAGAATGTATAGGTTTTGAGATGACCGCGTCACCCCCACGTAAAACACGCGGTGAAGATCGTCCCCCTCCGACGCCATTGCTGCCGCAGTAAGGTCGGTAAGAATTACAACGTTTTCGGCTTCGCCCCCTTTTGTCCCGTGGATCGTGGACAGTCGGATGCGGGGCTTGGCATTAAACTTCTCGCCACGTCGGAGGAGGGCCGTAATGTACGCCCGATCCCCATCGGGTATTTTATCCATAGCCTCATTCCAGATCATCTCATCTGTGGCCAATAGACCAAAACGTTCTTGTAAATCGTTTAGTTCAAACATTTCGTTATCGTCGGCGTTAATGGTTTTGTGACCGCGTTTTATGCGAACACCGTTTCCCGACATATACGAGTAGATTGCTTGCACCGTGCCCGTTGTAACTGGCCGCCCCTTGCGTAAGCTTTCCCAACCATTAATAGCTAGTGACATTTTTTGAGGTATGGATCTAGAGCCGTCTTGCCGTTCAAACAAATAACCGCCATTTTTTAACTCCTGCTCTATCGAATAAAGCATGTACCGAGCTTGTGCCATGACAAGCCATTGACCTTGAGTCATATCAATTGACCGGATATCCGGCACACGTACTATTTGACCCTGCTCTCTCCTTGGCCGATAAACTTTTGGAAAACGATTTTGAATGCGGGATGCAATTTTTTCCGCCAAAGAATGGATTGCAGCGGGGACACGATAACTCTGTTCCAACACTTCGGCACCGCCGGGGAGGTTGATAAAGTGATCAACGTCTGCACCCGCCCAACGATAAATCGCCTGATCATCATCTCCCGCCACAAACATTCTTTCAGACTTCAAATCTAGATTATGAGCAATGTCCCATTGAAGCGGAGACAGGTCTTGAGCCTCATCCAAAAAACACACTTTTAGGGAAGGCATGATCGTGTCGGCTTGTTCTACAAACCTAGTCAATAAGTCTGTAAAGTCAATTAAACCAAACGCTTTTTTATAGTTCTCATAAGAATCAGCAACATACTTTACTTCTATCCACGTAAAATTAATGTCGCTGTGGTTATACTCGCTACGAAGGTTCGTCTTTTTTGTTTTTGCAAGATTTATTAACTGAAGGATTGGATGATCTGTCGCTTTAAACGACACATCTTCTTCGTCGCTTGAAGAACTGCGTAGGTTAAAACCTATTTTTTGAGACAACTCTTTGTAATTTTGTGCCCCCATCATCTGGCTTTCTCTAACGCTCATTAAACGATAAGCCAAAGAGTGAATTGTACGAAAATACGGAAGGTCTTCTTCCGATTCTAAATCAAAACGTTTTGCTGCGCGTTCTCGCGCCTCATTGGCCGCTTTTTTAGTAAAGGCAAAAAACCCTACTTGTGATGGGGTTATTCCGCTGTCTAAAGACTTCTCCACCATGTTTAGCAACGTGGTAGTCTTCCCCGTGCCGGGTGGCCCAAAGATACGAAACATTAGAAGGGGTCCGTGGCCCGTGTTTCAAACGACTTGGACTCTAGCTGGTCGTGCGGGATGTCATTAACAGGAACCCGCCAAACTCGGAGGGGCTTACCTTTGACTTTTAACACAACGGACTCGCCATTAATGTCCCGTAAGCGTTGAGCCACTTTGTGTGTTTTAAACTCACTGAAGCGGTTTTTCCGCAAGAATCCCTCAAAGTCTTTGAGGCGGAAATGCACGGCGTTAGTTTCCTCATCTGTCCACGGACGACGTAACAATATCTCTTCCCGGTCTTCCGCCTTTTGAGTGGACGTGCAGAACTCATCCAGATATTCGTAGAACTGGCCGTTAATGCTGGCATCTTCTGACACCTCCATTATGGATCCGTCTGTTTCCGACATCTCTTTCATTAGTTGGTTAATTCGTGCTTCCCAACCCCGCCGAGGCATTGTCTGCGGCATAAAGTTAAGCTGCTCTATGCAAGATTTTTGAAACACCGTCTGATTTTGAAGAGCTTCAGTATCTAGCTCCAAAGGGATACCGTTCACGTCAAGAAACCAAACGGGAGGAAGTGAGTTGTATTTGCGTAAGTTAGCCACGGCCATGTCGCTCACTGCCGCGCCTATTCCAAACTTGCGCGTCTGGCATAGCTCGCGGTTGCAATAAGGTTGAATAGGCGCATCACTGCACCGGTACGCGTAGTCCTTTTTTTCGAGTTGTTTGACTACGAGGTTGACCTCACTCAAGGGTAACGGCGGATCAATGTAAGACATGTTGTGGTGCAAAACTTCGTCTTGCCACGTGTCGGGGTATGCCTTGCGTAAGTACACACCTATTGAGAAGAGTCCGTTGTTTCGCCCTCCCTCGCTGATTTTTTGAGCACATAAGGTTTGGAGACAGGGCGGACCGTCCACAATGGCTGTGCTTTCAACTTGGGCTTGCGTAAGTGCTTCCAGTTGCTCTGGCGTTTGGACGTGCGCCTCATACAGCCCGAAAAATTCCTCAAGCGTTGCGGCCGTGCCGTCATCATTGAACGCGTACCGCAAACCGTCTTCTGCGTCGAAGTACGGCATGTTCAAGAAGTTTCCGATATCCCCCCGATCTAAAAACAGCTTTATCTGCTTGGGAAAAATTTCACTACCGCCGTAGCCTAAGCCACTGGACAAATGTTGTAGCGTGGACTGCATTTTCTTTGCAGTAACCCACTCCTTGCTGAATAAAAAGCAATGAGCGCCCCCCGATTTGGATCGACATATTACCAGAGGGATCTTTCCCCGGCGTATTTTTTCGACCAATTTACCGTGATCCAACGGATATTCATCAATGTCAATACACCCCCACTTACAGGAGTCATCTTCATTAATTGGAATAATCCCTATGCCTGCCCCGTCCCCGGCTAGGTGTTGCTCAAAGTGTTCCGTGGTCCGTGGTTCGCGGACGACGCGAGCTTTGCCGGTGTTCTTGCCGTTTGATTTGGTGCTGTCAATCTCAAACGTACCGTAGGCTTGCTTTAGACCATCAAAAATGGCCGCAAATCTTTTTGCATCTGACATTTTTTATAGACCAAAAAAGGGGGCGCATGGCCCCCGTGACACTTAAAACGGCGCGTCGTTAGACGTGTCGTCGCCCTCTGAGGTGTGCTTCGCCTCCACGTCGCCCTTCTGAATCGACTCCGAGAAAGCTTTGGCCTGTGTGTACTGGCTGGGGTCCTCTACAACGCCCTCTAGCGTAATATCCCACCCGTGCCATGAGCCTTTAGAATTTTCCTCGCTCACCGTGCGTAACAAGTAGACATGACTAAAACGTGGCGGAGTGAAGGGGCCGTTTTTACCCATCAAAGTGCGTTGGGCGATTGTGGAGTTCCACTTACGGCTTTTCTTCATCTGGGTTGACTTCATTGCAATAACGGCGGTCGTGGTGGTGCCGTCCTCGTTCAAAATCAACACGTAGTGCTGGTGCGTCTCTTCAATGTAGCTACCGTTCCCCGTGACGACATAATCTTTATTGTCGTCCCCGCGCTCTGTACGCGGCCGCTGGTCCTCTGGCGTGTAAATATTTAGAGGAGCGCCGTTACCAGAGCCCCGAGGAGCCCACTCAATATACCTACGCTGATAAGCGCAAGGTATGACACGAATACCTCCTTTTCCAGCGTACACTTGATTCGATACGGTATTGAGAATATCGCCCGCTTTTGCATCATCAAGGTCGTCCAAAGTTGGGTCCTGACGGCTAAGAACCTTGAGGAAAGGGATTGCCATGTCGTCTTGACTGAGGTCACCCATCCCCAACCCGGCGTCTTGTTCAAAAAGACTTGAATCGAATGCAACAATTTCATTAGTTTCACCTTTTTTTGCTACTGCTTTGCTCATCACTTTTTCCTCACGATGTTAGCACGTTGGCCGACGTAGGCCCCGAAAAGTTCCATGGGAAAAGTTTCCCCGTTTTGTACCCGCTCTTTTACCCAAGCTTTTAAGGTGCTGGAATGCACCTCGGTTTTTTGCTCCGCCGCATAACCAAGACCCTGCGCGTAATCAATAAACTCGGCAGCTTCTCGGTCTTCGCCGCGCCCGAAACCACAGCTAACGGTGTTTTTGATGATGTCATCAAAGCCGTTTTGCCGGAGCCAATCGAATGCGGTTTCGCGGTTTTCCGCCTTTATATGTGCCCCGTAGGTAGGACGCACGGTCACTTTCGACCCGTCCTCAAGTTCAAACGAACTGAGGCCAAGCTCAAGTAACATGGCGGGTAGGTCTTCGTCGGTAAGTCGTAGCAGTTCTCGCTTCGCATCCTTGAGGTGATCTTCAAGTTTGTTGACCATATCCTCTTGGTTACGAACAGCGCGAGCAATTTCTGCGATGCTTTTTAAGCCGGCGTTTTCCATTGTTTCAATGGCGGAGGCATTGGCTTGATCAGCCTCCATATCAAAGAGCAACTCGCTCATCTATTTCTCCTTTCGTGGTTAAGCCCTTTGTTGGGGCTGGACGGGCAGTCTCTCATCCTATATCCTCCTATGTCAAGCAATGGGGGAAAAGATGTACGAATTCAAAACGACGCCCTACGATCATCAGCGCATTGCCTTTAATTTTTCGTGGGAAAGACCGTATTTTGGTTTGTTTATGGAGATGGGCACGGGTAAGTCAAAAGTGGCCATTGACACCATGGGCGCGTTGTACGAGCAAGGTGATATCAACACCGCCTTGATCATTGCCCCCAAGGGCGTCTTTGATAACTGGGTAAAAAAAGAAATACCAATACACTTACCCGACCGAATACAAACCAAGCTGGTCAAATGGCAGCCCAACTTTACTCAGAAGTTTCGGGACCAAATACAGGAAATAGCTGATCCGCAGAAGCGTGAGCCGGGGTTCCTGCACATATTGGTCATGAACACAGAAGCGTTTTCGACGCAAAAGGGCGCGTCCGCCGCTCAGAAGTTTGTCAAGCTCAACCCGGACTGCCTGACCATTCTTGACGAAAGCACCAGCATTAAAAATAAAAGCGCACAACGGACCAAGAACTTGATCAAGGTTGGGCAAGTGTCAAAATTCCGACGCATCTTGACCGGGTCCCCTATCACTAAGAGCCCTATGGATCTGTTTAGCCAGTGCCTGTTCCTAGATCAAGGGGCGTTAGGGTTCGCTAGTTTTTACTCGTTTCAAGGCCGTTATGCCGTCGTACAGCGCAGAAGCATGGGACCGCACAGTTTCAACGAGGTGACGGGCTATCGGCGTTTAGATGAACTTGGCGAAAAGCTGGACACGTTTAGCACTCGCGTGTTGAAAGAAGATTGCCTTGACTTACCCGACAAAGTCTATCAGCGCCGTGAGGTCAGCCTTACCCGTGAGCAAATGGTTTTATATAAGCAAATGAAGGATTTGGCGTTGGCTCAATTGGAACAGGGCAAGTTGGCCACGACGGCGTCGGTTCTGACGCAAATTATGCGGCTACAGCAAATTTGTTGCGGCCACCTTCAACCGGACGAAGGGCCGATACAAGAGATCAAGAACAACCGATTAGATGAGTTAATGGACGTAGTTGAAGAAGTCCAAGGCAAAGCCATTATCTGGGCCACATATACCTACGACATTCACCGTATCGAAAAGGCGTTAAAGAAAAAGTGGGGCAGTGGCGTGGTAGCAACCTACTACGGTGATACACACCAAGATGACAGACAAGACATTATCGACCGTTTTCAAGACCCTAACTCCGAGTTACGTTTTTTTGTTGGACAACCCCGGACGGGTGGCTACGGAATTACATTAACTGAAGCAAACACAGTAATTTACTTCAGCAATAGCTACGACTTAGAAATACGTCTGCAATCAGAGGACCGCGCACACAGGATCGGCCAGAAGGCCAACGTAACTTACGTTGATCTGGTCAGTCCGGGAACAATTGATGAGCGCATTCTAACCGCTTTGCGAGATAAAATAAATATCGCAGGTAATGTTTTAGGCGAATCCACCAAGGATTGGCTGATTTAAGACGGCCTTTGCCTCATCAACATTTCAGCGGCCAGTGCGCCAATCTCATCCTGTGGCCCCAACACTTGCGCCGCTCTCTGCAACATCATCGGATTGATGGGCGCAGGAGCCGCTGCTTGCGGGGGTGCAACCGGAGGGGGCGTGGGTTGAGGCGTGGGTTGTTGTGCCTGCCTTTCTGCCTCAAGTCGGCGTTGAGTCCCTACAAACCCTTCAAAAGCAGCCCTAGAGGGGTCTGTAGTTTGAGGTAACATCGGAGAGGTAACATCGCGGTAAACCTCTTCAACGTAGTCGGTAGGTATCACACCGGTTTCAGTTTGTTTTGCGGATTCCGTGACGCCACGAACACCCGAGGTGTAAAAAATAGCCGGAATACTTCCAAAGTACCGCCGTGCGGCAGACTCTGTTTTCGGGGGTTTTTGCAAAAGAATTTTAGTTACTGCCGGGTCCAACATCGCTACTGTGAAGATGTCCTGTATTTTCATGGCAGGCATATTTAAGCCAAGCTCTGCGGTAGCATTTGAAGTTGTTTGTGCAACCGACATACCTGCTCCGGGAATATTTCCGGTAAAAGACTTTAGTTTATTAAGGGCCATTACGCCTCCAATAGAACCAAAAGCTCGTACTAATATGTTGGACAACATAGCGCCTTTATCTTTCAAAGGCTCAATAGACTGTGGACCGGATTTTTTCATTACATCAGCAATAGATGCCGCTTGTGTAATTAATGTTTCATAATCATTAAAAGCGTCTGATGTAATAAAATTCTTGCGTAATAAAATTCTAGCTACGGACTCTCCTTGTTTGTTATCCAGTGGCTCAAACAAAAACTGCCTAAATTTTAAAAAGTTAAGGGCTTGTTCGGTGCTTGCGCCGTTTGCATAAATCCATGCCGAGTCCAAAACACCGGACACTAACGCCTTTTTGGCCGCCATTTTTTCTTCCGGCTTTCCGGTAGTAGCCCTATTAATCTCGTCCAATAACTGAGAAAAATCGCGTTCCGGGTTGTCGGGTCGTCTTTTTGGAACCCCAAGTATTGCTTTTATACGTTTAGAAGGGTTGTCATGAACGCCTTTAAACTGAAAAAGAATGCTTTCATCCGCCAAGGTTTTTTCGACTCTTTGTTGCTCGGCCACCAAATCGGCAAAACGAATTCTTCCTGCAACAGCGTCATCTATATCTCGGAAAACATCCGGAAAGATTGGCCCCAAAGCCTCTTTGTTTTTATCTAAAAATGTCCGAGCTTTTGTGGGGTTAACCATGTTGAACGTCTCAGACTCGGGGTTCGTGTCAATAACATTCCTAAAAAACGTCTTTAGCAAATCGTTTTTTCCAGCACGATATGTTCCGACTCGCGATACAGCAGACTCAGAAAGTTGATCTAGTTCAACCTGCGTCAAAGCTCGTTTAGGCGCATCAAATCCGCCCGTGTTAATCCAGTTAATAGCGTCTTCTACTTGATCTAGCTTAATGGCTACTTCGTCAGCACTGCCCGTGAACAACTTTTGAAATGCAATCTTGGGGTTTATTCGTAAACCGCCTTTTCTGTCTTTTTGGCGCAAGTCACCGGCAAAACTTCGCGTAAACACGTCATGTTTAGCGCGATTAAATGCGTTAGCCTGCCTTAACAGAATTAAGCCTTCTTCAACCCCGGTTCGTCCTTCCTCCGAAATACGATCAAGCAAAGATTCAAATGACTGATAACCTTCCGTTCCGCCCTCTAAAAGAGAGCTTCCCCCAGACATGCGCTCTAAATCACGCACCATGCCGTCTTCTATACGGCTATAGTAGAAACCAATCTGAGCGTTGTTTGGGTCGGTAACGTTTCTAGCCGCACGGTTTAAACGACTGCGGTAGTCCAGCAATTCTCCGATAGAAACCTCAGAAGCCTCCATGCCGCCTAAACGCAACCTTTCGTCTGCAATGCGATTGGATATTTGAGTTGCTTCATTTTCAGCACGAAGCACGGGCAGGAGCTTACGAATGTAAGCGGCTTCGGATCGAACATCACCGCCTTTAACTGTTGAGGGAGCAGTCAAGAAATCCAACTGCTCTCGCAATATTGCTACCTTTTGCTCATACGGCACAGATTCAATTCGTGCCATCAACGGTTCTAGCTCGCGCTCTACTCTAGGGGGCGCAGTAAGCAAGTAATTTGCCGCCTGTGTTCTAGCTCGGGAAACTTCTAACAAGGCCTCATCTTCCAACTTAGTAAGCCGGGTTATGTTGGCCTCTAACCCTGAAGCATCTGGGCTAAGTACGCGAATAAGTTCTGTAAGCAACGGCGGCAAATTTGTAGCGCCTTCGTCTTGAAGTTGGTTAATCGCGGCAAATGTTTGCGTGGGCGCAATGTTTTCTCCGCCCAGACGTTCTTTTGCACGGGTGTATAGTGCATTAGTCGCTGAATCCGCATCTTCCAATGCTTGATTTACATAGGTGACCAAAAGCTCGCTTTGATCTGTTTTACGTAGAGGCGTTTGTACTTTGCCCGCGATTTGAATCGCCGCCTCTTTTGCAGATTCCAACTGTTGAGTCATCATAGAAGAAAAAACAGCTTCTTGAATCTCTGCCGCTTTGGCTAAAGCTTCAGGGTCACCTTGCGCTTGGCTAAGAAGCTCCTCCATTAAACGTGAAGAAAAAATCTTAAAGTCATCATAAAGTTGTTGCGCGACTTCGCCATATTGGCCGTTCTTTGAATTCATGTTACGAAGGCCACGATCCAAGGCTTCTAGGCCAATTAAAGGGTTAACCCGTTTAGACTGTCCGCCTACCCCCGGTATTTCCTTCTGGGTTCCCGCAGTTTTTTGTGCCACGGTCAAAGGGGGAATAATTAATTCCTGACGGTCTTTTGGCAAATTTTTATTTACGCGTTGAACCAACTCTTCTAAAGGAGAATTTTCAAGGGCTGCTTCAAAATCTTCTAAAAAAGTTTCCCGATCAAATTCTATGTCAGCGTATTTCTTGTCTAAACTTTCTAACGCGCTAACGATTTGACGGCCCGCAGAATCTTCTCGACCGGATCGGCTAAACATGTTTTTTAGCGCCTGAATTAAAGGTCGAGCCGTTTTGTCGGTAATGTAGGAAGCAATTCGTAACGTAGGCACCGCGCTTGCTGTTATCTCTGCGCCAACTCTTGTTAAAGGGTCGTATGGATCTACGGTTTCGGCAAAATAAGCGCCCGCCGCAGGGGCTCCAGAGGCCACTGCCGCTCGGCCAGAAGTTAAAAGTGCTTCTGTACGCGTCGTGGGTTTGCCAAAGGGCTTGGCAATGCCTTCTAAAACACGCTCTGCTCCAGAAACAATTTTTTGACCCGCAGTTGTCAAACTACGTTTTAATCCGGGGGCCATGTTTTCTATGTTACGGGCTAATTTTTCCGCCGCAAGATCTACTGTTCCTTGTTTTAGCACCCCCGGAAAAAACAACAGCCCCGTTAACGCCCCGGTATAAGTTCGGGCGGCTTCTACGGCTGCGCGTTGAGAAGGTAAAGGTTCTGAAGGAAAAATACCTTTAAAGTCGGTAAGACCTGTCGGATCTCCTCGGGCAATAATTTCCCCCGGAGTATAACCCACTATTGCGCCTACCGTACCACCCACAAGTCCGCCAGCCAGTTTTACCGGAATTGGACCCGGTGTGCGAAGAAAACCCTCTTGTGCGCCTCGGGCAAAGCCAAGCCCCGAGGGCAGGTCAATTAACATACCTTCGGACACACCACGCTGGGTAGTGCTGTCCACGCGAGCATACTTGCCCCCGCTCAATTCCGTCAAGATTGTCTCGTTAGCAAAAAGGTTTAGCTCTGAGTCAGAAATGTTTTCTGGGGAAAAACCCCCTTTTACTATTTCTCCTCTCCGAGCTTCTTTTATGTCAGCAAACGCCGCGTCATAATCAAACCCCTTTTGCGCGGCTAACTCTCGGTTAATCTCAGAAAGAGGTACTTGATCCTGAAGTGCTTGAGTAAGGTTAAACTGAGTCGCCACGTATTAGCCGCCTGTTTGTTTTGTGTAGTATATACTCATATCACGAATGGGTTTCAATGCGGGCGTTTCCAACAAAAACTCATCGACATCGGTAGAAGTGTTAATGTTCGTCGGAATATCGCTACCCGACGCCCCTTTGTCGTAGTTTTCATACAGCGCGTTAAGTAAACTTTTCAAATTGTACGCCTGCATTAATCGCCTTCGCGTCTTATCTAGTGTGCCCGGACGATAAAGTTGAGCTTCTTCGATAGTTGAGGTAAGCACCGAAATATCTGAATCGACCAAGTCACGATAATTTCGTAAACCTTCTTTAGCGGCAGCATCTGTTTCAAACATGCTTGATTTAGGAAGTTGCTCCATAAGGCGCTCATATTGCTGTTGTAGCAATCGACCTTCATCGGGAGCGCCCGCAACATAACGATCTACGCTTTGCATAACAGAATCTAACATGCGTCTGGCTTGATCAGATTCGCTAAGGCCCTCGCCAATGTTTAGGTTAAACGTATCCGCAAACTGTTGTGCGCTACCTTCTACAAGGGACCAAAATCCGGAAGGCAGACCCGTTCCCGCTTCCATGTCTATGTTGGCCGCAGTGGCAATTCTAGCGTCCACGAAGTCATAAAGCTCTGAAGGATCTTTTGAACCATCCGCGATGTCCGTTGCCATCGCTTCCATGTCCTTCATAAACATTTGCTTTGTTTCAGCATTGTTTTCTTGGAATGTTCTTAGTGCCACAGGGTCGTTAATCAAACGCACAAACGGTTGCAAGTGCGTAGGCACCACGGAGGTTGCCTCTCCCGTTTGCTCACTAAACTCTTGTATCTCCGCAAGGTCACTCAATCCCAACATGGCTTCTTGTGATCTTTCCCCAAGTAAGCCCAATATTGCGCCTTGAACTCCGTCTGAAGTAGATAAACGCTCTAAGGCTTGTCCGCGAGAGCTACTGCCGTAAGGGCTTTCTTCTTTTCCTTCTGTAACAAATCCGCCACCTTGGATGGCGGCACGGTATGCTGGCAATTGTCGTTTAAGGTCAAATACTTTTGTATTGCCATCGGGCATTGTTACAATAACGTCATCTACTGTTGTGGTGCCTCTTAAACTGGCGTCTAACACGGCAAGGTTTAATTTTTGTTGGTAATCCTCATCGGACAGTGCTTGTTGCATGGCCGTGCCTAACGCACCCTGCTTAATTCCGCGCCGCTCTTGTTCTAGCGCCGCGCCCCGTTCTTGAATACGCCCTGCAACAGGAGCGGCGGCCCCCGCAACCTGAGAAGCAAATGAACTGCCCGCGCCGGGGACGCCTGCGGCCAACTCCAACCCGCCCCGTGCAACGTCAAACAACATTTGCGCTTTAGTGGCGTCCTTTGATTCTTGGTCCGCGCCCAGTATTTCCTGATACAGGGGTAAAAGATCTTCGTACCTTCCTTTTACGGCATCCCCAAAGCTCATCACGTTTTCTGAGGCAAGGGCACTAAATCTGCCGCTTAAAAGTTTTTCAAGATCAACAGGGCTAAAGGAAATGGCGGGGGCGGTATCAACCGGGTTGCTACCGTCTTGCAAGTGGGCCACCTCCCCGCCTTGTCTAAAATTTTGTGGGGCGGGAGCCTCCTGCGCTCCTGCGGCCATCAAACTACCTACGCCCATTCCCATCTCGGTAGGAGCGCCGTCAGCCGTGGTCATTTCCACGTCGCCCGTGATTTGTTGAACCAGAGCGCCGATTCCGCTATCCATCATGCCTTCTTCAGTCATCATAATGACGGGCTGTACCATAGCGAGAACGGACTCTGGGGTTTGGTTGGCGTCTGCCTTACCTACAAGACCCGCAAGTTCGTCGCGGCGAGCATCTAAAGGTTTGTCGTTGCCGCGCAACGCATTAATCAGGTCTTCGGTGGACTGTGCGCCATCTATTCCCGCCATCATCTGCTCGGCGTAGGCCGCGCCCAACTCTTGCCCTTGGGCCGTGGCCCCTGCTTCGGCCTGCTCCAGCATTGCCATCTCGGGCGGAGGGGGTGGCGGTGAAGCCGCCATCATTTGTTCAGCCGCCATGGGCGGCATCGGGGGTGCCATCATTTCTCCTCCATTTGCTCGGTTAACCGGAGAAACAAAGCTTCGATTACCCGGATCCATATTTGGATTAACCATAACGTTAGGGCTTTCAGATGCTTTCGCGTCTTGCACAAGTTTTTGGGCGGCTTGAAAAATTTCAGGAGGCGTTGTTTCTGATAGTTTTTGCACGGCCTCCATGATTTGTTTTTTCTCTCTCATATTGGGCTCAACAGCTATCATCGTACTTAGTTGATTCAGTTGAGTAGCCACACGTTGTATTTCTTGACCAATGTCTTGAGGCATGGGCGGAGGTGCCATGTCTTGAGGCATGGGCTGTGCAGGCCCGCCCGCTTGTCGGAACAATGGTCTACTAAGTACGCTCATTAAAATAATCCCGCTGTCTTCGCGCCACCCAGTGCGCTTAGGCCCGCTATACCAAGGCCCGCTACTTGCTGGAACGGAGAAGGTGATCCTTGACCCTGTACCGTGATCGATTGTTGCGATCCCGGTACACCCTTGTAAATGTCGCTCAAGAAGCTCATTTGCTGATAAGGCATTTGATACATTTGCTGTTGGTTCATGCGGTACGCATCCAATATGGCTTGGTCGTAAGCTTGATCTCTTCCGCCAAACGCTTCCAGTTGCTTGAGATCGCGACCATACATGTCTTGAACAAGCTGGCCAAGACCCGCTTGTTGAAGCCCCATTTGATTGAGGTTTTGACCTAATTGTCCGCCCATACCGGCCAAGGTGCCAAGGTTTTGACCAAACTGCCCGGAAGCGCCCGCCATGCCCATCATTTGATTGACGTTTTGTTGCTCCAGACCACCATAGCCCAACCCAAGTTGACCCATTTGTTGGCCTACGCCTTGCTCAATGCCCGCAGCTTGCATTCCAAGCTGGCCGCCCAGTTGTGCCCCGGACATCCCTAGTTGCCCGCCCGCCATCGCATTTGAGGCGAGTTGAGCACCTATGTTTTGTTGCAAACCAGCGGTCTGTGAACCCATGCCAAACCCGGCTTGAGCGCCAGAAAGACCTAACTGAGCGCCGGACTGTCCTAAACTGCCATACGCTTGAGCTAACTGCTGTTCTCTTTGCTTGGCCTGCTCAAACGCTTGTTGTGCTTGTTGTGAAGCCTGCCCGTATCCCGCTTGACGTAGCTGCCCCGCCGCTTTGCCTTGCTGATCCAAGACATTACGAGCAAGTTCTTGTTCAGCAACCGCCTGCCTAGAACCGCCAAAAGCGCCTGCCGAGGCGGCTTGCGCTTGCAACCCTTGTTCTCGTATGTCTCCTTCGCGGCGAATATCTTGAAGAGTTCGTTGAACCACCTCGTCTTCATAGGGATTCATAAACTCCTGTACACCACGCGGGTCAAATTGTCCGCCTGTTCCGCTAAGTAGCTGTTGCGCCTGTTGGGTGGACCCATATCCGCGATCCATAGAGACATCTAAGCTACCAAGCCCCCGAGCCATCGCCCCACGGCCTACATCCAGTGCGCCTGTTAAATATTGATTTGCAACGTTCTGTCCTCGGTTGGCCTGTTGTATCGCGCTTTGAATGTCAGATCTACCGGTCCCCAATGCATCCCGGCCTAAACCACTGGCTCCTTGAAGGTAGTTAGCCGCGCGTTGTTGATACGCAAACGGCGTGTTTCGGTACTGGTTGGCTCGGGCGGCCGCTTGCCCCAACATGCTCTGACCCTCACGGGTCGCACCAAACGCGTCTTGAAGGCCCCCAAAACCATAGGTTTGAACGCCCTCCGCCCCTAATTGACTTAAATCAGACCCTCGTTGTAAGTACGGGGCATACATGCCAACGCCTGCTTGGGCCATGGCGGCCGCTTTTTGCTGAAGCTGATTTTGTGCGGCTACTTGATAATTGGGAGGCAGTCTTTGAAATTGTCCAGATTCATTTAAAGTTCTTATTTGATCTTGGATATAGTCATTTACTTGTTTAAGTAAATTCTCCTTGTACGTCTGTATCGCAGGATCTTCTTTAATTATCTGAGTTGTTGTTGTTGATTCAGCCACGGGTAGCATTCCTTTCAAAGGTTCGCATCATGTCGTACATTTTATTCATGCCGTTTTTTCGGCTACCATTTCCTGCTCCGCGCACAGCCCGAGCCGTCATTACAAACTCACCGTCTGATAACATCGCCGGGATGTCGTCAGATGTTTCTGTTCCGGGGCCCTGTATGGGGCCGTTTTTACGTGGGAAATTTGAAATCCCGCCGCCCCCTGCGGCAAGCAAGTTTCCTTGAGAATCTCTACCTATGGGCGTAATGCGATATTGTTCCGGGTACATGCGGCGATAATCGTCAGTTGTAAGGCCGCCAAAGAAATCATAAGGCGGTGGCATAGGCCGTTCTTCAAAAGCTCCCGCCGCTCCTGCCACGCCCAACCCTAGCGCCGTCATTGGGCCGTATTTTGCCAGCAGTCCGGGAGTAAGTAGTTTTTTGGCCTCCAAGAACGCTTCGTACTTGCTAAGGCCCTGATCCAAAAATTGTTGATATTCGATGCTTGAAAAAATATCTGCTTGTGTGGGATCAGAAGCTCCCTTAAAAAAATCAATCGTTTTTTGAACAAAGCCTTCTTCTGCGGCATCTTTAGCTACAGCCTCTGAGGCTCCTTTTGTTGCGGCTTGTGAGGTTGTTTCTGCTCCGGGCGCGGACGGGTCTAAACCCGCCGATTGCCCGGCAGCTACTTTGTCCCCAAGGCTGGAAAAACCAGTGGGCGGTTGTGCCGCCGCACCGGGCGCGGCTGTATTTAACCCAACGGATTGCCCGGCAGCTACTTTGTCCCCGAGGCTAGAAAAACCAGTGGGCGGTTTTACCGCCGCAGGAGAAACAGCCATGCCTTCCTGAAGCGCAGCGCCCGCTTGAGGGGGCATTTCTATCGGCCCCAACGCTTCTGCCCCCGTAACATCAAAGGCAGGCGCTGCTCCTTCACTAACCCTGCCCGAGGCTTCAAGTGCCGCTGTCTGCGCTTGCTCTGCGGCAGTTAATGCTTTAGGAGCAAGCGTGAGGTTTTCGCCCCCACCAAGTCCCGTGGGCAAGCCGCTCTTGACGCCTGCCATAAATTCCCCACCCTTCATGACACTACCAATACCAGAAGAAATACCGCCTACGGCACCACCAATTAACGCGGCTTTAAAGGCGTCTTTTAAGCTACCGCCTTGCACCAAAGTGCCAATACCACTACCTAGCGCACCTGCCCCAATGGCTCCAAGAGGCGGAAACAGGATGCCTAGACCTATCGAAAGAACAAGCGGCGCAATCTTCTTGAATACTTTGACGACGCCCTTGACGGCTTTCTTGATGCCTTTAAATATCTTCTTCAGGAAAAACTCAGGCTGGCCCGTAACCGGGTTAATGCTGTTTAGCTCATTGCCCACCACGTATCGCTCTGGATCAATCCCCATGTCTCGCATACGGGCAAAAAGGGCCTCTTTAAGGGCCGGATCTTCGTCAAATACAGCCATAGGAACAATAGTTTCGCCCGTCGCAACGTGCGCTATGCGATCATCTTCTTCTCGACCAAATGCCGCCAATTGCTCCGCCGTAGGCTTAACAATGTCGTAGTAGTTGTCCGAGTTAAGAGCCTCATCCGACCAATCACCTACCGTGGCCGTCAAAAACGAGGCAAGACCCCCTTCGGGGACCTCATAAGGCTGTGGAGTTGCAACTGCGTTCATGTCTTTATCCCATAGCAATGCATTATTGTATCAAACCCCTCGTTTTCAGGCTATCTATGGGGTCGAAACTGTCACTGAACCAACCGCTCCAGTGCCAGAAACCCCCGCCGGGTGTGGCTTATACAAAACTACAATCTTTAAATCTCCGTCCCGCTGAAAAACAGCGCCCGTTTCTAAGTTGTAATCGTTTTCCTGCAAATTCGTCAAAGTAAGGGCCGTGTGCCGTGTATCGCCGGGGTTGTTAAATTGACGAAGAAAAATAGAAAACGAACGTACAATTTCCGACATATAACGAGAGTTGTATGCATCCGGAGCAACCGGAAACTCAGGCAGAACAAGACGACGGCTCATCGCCTGCCGTCCTGACGAATGTCCACTCTCGGCGCACCTAAGCGCCACTGCACATCTACCGCATCACTCTCTAACTTGAGCGCCAAACTACGGCCCCTAAGCCTTACATGTACCTGCTCCGTAAACTGCTCTACAGGCACAGTAGCCGAGCGCGTTACACCGCTTGTACTCGTAGTATTGTACGCGGCCCCCGGCGCATTTCTGGTCTGTAAAATGAAATTAACCGCAGGGTTATCCGAAGTCGAGCCCGTAAACGTTACATCGGGCAACATCCTACGAATGAAGGAAAACTGCTCCCCGTCTCCAATATCTATCTGACTAGACTCAATGTACGAGTTAATGGCGGTAGCATTTTGACCGTCATTTAAGCCAAATTCATGCAAATACAAATAGCCATCAGTGCCCGCGACCAACGGATATTCATTAATTCCACGGTCCACCCACGCAGTTCGTGCCATAGATCCATAAAACCAAATCTGTTGTTTATGGTTGTACACCACGTAACGATCTATTTCGTCAGAGCTTGCAGACGGATAAAACCACCAAATTTCATCAAAAGACGAATTTAACGCCGCAAATACTTTTTCCGCTTGCGCGTCATTAAAATCCCCAAAAACGTAATCTCTCACAGTGCAGGGCAACTTCTGAACTTGACCGGTATACACATAAAAATCTTGCATACCCATCCAAAACACCATGTCATCCATAGCTTTTGCGCTGTTGGGGGACATAATCGTGATGTTTTCAGATATCAAATTAATGCCAAACGTGAACGGCGGCCCCAAAAATTGCATTGAATGGAGCGAAACATCTGTAAAAACTAAAACTTGTTGACGTGTTTCAATCGCCGTAACAATTTCAGAACCAGAACCTAAACGAAGATCCCCCGCCGTGTTAGTCGGTAAAGATTGCCACGTAGTGGGGTTTTCTTGATCACTAAACCGAATCAACAAGGGGTCTTGCGTCCCAATCGCGTTTTCTGGGTCACAGCCAAACGCAATGATGTGCCTGTCTACGTCCGAAACAAGCACTTGTTTAGCAATCGTGGGCGTCGTAGCGTCCGCTCCAGCTAAAGAAGAAAGAGCAACGGCACGGCCCACCGGACTTACATACTTAACACTCTTATCCCAATAATAAATGCCCGCGTCACGGGCGTTTATTATTAAGTCTTCACCAAAATTATCACTACTCCACAGCCTAAGCGTAGCGCCCACAGCCAACAAAGAAGAACTCGATCCCCACGTTCCACGGCTCCATTTCCCGGAGCCCCACCCGGTTCCTGCGACAGTGGTGTCTAATCCTACGTTTATTTGATAAGCCCCCACCACAGAAGATCCGCCGTTTCCGCTGTCGCTCGCGTTAGCGGTGACAACGACTCCGGAAGTGTCTTTCGCAACAACTTTGTAACTGTCATCCGAGACAATTTCCGTTATTTGATACTCTTGGTTAAGAACGTCGGCGGTTACATTTCCACCTAACGTGGTCGCGCCACTAAACGTTACAAAATCATTTTCAATAGCGCCGTGTGCGGCGTCTGTGATCGTTAACGTAGTAGACCCGTTTGCGGCGGCAAAAGTAACATCTCCCAACGCACGTATGGGGGTTATATCGTTATATGCCCCGCCCGCTTCAAGGTAATACTTTAAATGTGTTCCAACGCCGTTAAACAGTGTGCCGTCTAAAGCAACAAAAGGTTTTAAGTTTCGAGCCGTGCCTAAATAAACGGCTCCGGTATACTTTTCCCAACCGCCAATTTTTTCGGGCGTTCCAAACCTAAAACGAATTTTATCGCAATCAAACCAACCGCCTTCGTTAGCATAGGACGTTGTTTCACGAACAATCCCCGGTTTAAATTGAAGTTTGGTTAAAGGCACTTAATTAACCCCCTGTATAAGCGATACAGTCCCAAAAATAATTGCGCCGATAATTAAAGCCCCGAAAACGATAACTGTAGAATCCATAATTAACCTTTGTTTTCTGCGTTGCTTGTAAATTACTTTTTCCCGCCTCGCCTTAATCTCCCTGCGGAGCGCAATCATTTCTTGGTATGTTTCCGTGCCGTAAGCCCAAATAATCAATTCCCTAATGGACTTTTCTTGCTCTTGCAGTTTCTTCTTAGCTATGACGCTATTGAGCGCCTGTTGTTCTACTGTCTCGCCTTCAAATAACTTTTTAAATAACGGCGGGTTTTCTGCTTCTTTTTCAGCCTGCCTAATATCTGAAGCAAAGGAATACCACGCACCCAGCTTCTGAGCTACAGCCTCAATCTCTGCCCCTCGATTTACTAATGTCTGAATGCCCTTGAAAGTAGTCGAGGCCATCGCAATCAAAGACAGCGGGTCCATTAGTCCTCACTTTTTTTTAACTCTAGGCTTATCACCAAGGCACCCCCTCTCCGGTAGTGGGGTTTGCTTCTTCAGCAATCTGCGCATCAATAGCCGCCTCTGTAGCCGCTACTTGATCGTCACCCAAAGCCGCCTTTGCCCAGCCAACAGCCGTAGCTTCAGTAATGTCGGCCCACTCGACAAATGACCCACTGGGAGCCTCAAGACCCACCGTGCCGTAGGATGATCCAGAGTTGTCTCCGACAGTCTTTGAGCAACGCCAGTGTACGGTGTTGACTACGTTGGTTTTTCCGTCTTGTGAAATGGTGTAGTCCATTGCTGATACAGTCCATGTGTGTGCCATTGCTTATTCTCCCTTTAGTGCCGCTACTTCGGCTTCAAGTGTTTCAATTCGTGTTACTGCTTCTTGTAGGGCTTTAATAAGTCTTGTCTCAACAGCACCTAAACCCGATACCATTTTATATCCATCTTCACCATCAGACACCAGATCAGACCATGCGGTTTGCTCTAACTCTTGCGCCACAAAGCCTTCACCTGCACCTTTAGAGCTATCTTTCCAATCCCAGCTAACAGGGCGCAAAGCCATAACATTAGTTAATTCTGATTTATGGTCTGCTACGTTGTCCTTGAGGCGAATGTCTGAGGGAGCGCCAAAGGCGGGAGTGCCACCCTGTGACACACCAATAGTGCCCGACTGCACATCATTTCTAAAAAACGAAACTACAACTTGACTTGTGGTAACGCCCGATGTGGTTCTATTTAAATAAAGAGGGACGTCGCTATCATTAGAAAATATTGCCGTACCATTGTTCCCAAGCTGACAGCCTTCGGTGCTGATAGAGCCAAATGAATTACAACCAACCAGCAAGTTACCAGCGCTAGTTATTCGGGCGCGCTCCGACGGAGCCGTGTCAGTTACAACATCCCTTGTTCCAAATACTAAATCACC